CGGCACTTATAAAATTGAAACCTGACCATCAAGAGCTGCTGTTGGCATGAACTGTAGGGGCGTAGAAGACAACAAGGTATCCGGATGGAGATGACTGTCCAGCAAACACCACTGAGCTAGATAAAGTTTTGGAAGGCACTTTGACAACGTGACCCTAAGCGACGTAAGGCACTTCCATAGTTCCTGGAAAGACTTTCTGCAAGTGGAATTGATCTTAAGCTGATAAGTTTGCGCGAGTGTATCGAGATATGCCCAGATTTTATCTACCTTTCTTTCTTCTGGGTCTATTCTTTTATGAAGGAGCAGTGGAAGGGCGTGTGGAGGGCTATGTCTGAGGAGGTTGACTCTGTTGTTGCTTCTTTCACAGCGCTTGCTTCTTCTGCTTTTTCTCTTTTCGTCTTTGACGTCTTTTCTGGAGGATTTCCTCCCTGTTCTAATCTTGCGATTACATCTAATTTACTTCAAGAGAACCTGCTTGAGGTCTGAAAAGCAGACGTAGATTCGGAGAGAGAAGTGAAGGATCACTAGGAACAACTGAGATAAAAGGCTAAAAAGCGAAGAAAGACTAGTGAAGAGCTGGTGGCCATGGAATTTTCGGTTCGGCTGTATTCCGGGAGTCGGGACAACTGGGTCCACAGGTCTAGAGAGGTCAGGTGATTTTTCACTAAGAACTTGAAGTTGGAGAATCTTGGAGAGAAAGAGCTTGTGAAGGACAGAGTTTGTTAACCCTATTCTCACCCTGAGCTTGTCTTGAAGTTCTTAGGATAGAGGGTGGGGGTTCGACCACTAATGCTCATGGATGGGCGTGAGCTCAAGGATCTCTCAATCAGAATATCTAGCATAGGAGCTCGTGTGTCCCCATTTGGCTCTAAAATCATCCATTCTCATTTACATGATTTCATCGACAACCTGTAGGGGACAATCTTGGGAGCTGGAGAGTCTCAAAAGTCTAAGATATGACATAGGATCTTTAATGAAATCATGACAATTACCCCAATATTCTTACTTGTGGGTGAGTATTTTAAG